TCAACCATGAAACGCGCGTGTATGGATTGTGGAACTAACTACGAATCAGTGCTGACGTGTTGTTGTCCTGAGTGTGGCTCTGGTGTGATTAACCAGCTTTGCATGAACGATGTGGACGTGTTCAAGCGCAAATCGTACGCACACAAAGCGCCAAAAGATTACCTGTTCCGTACCAAGAATAACCCTGTGGTGTCTGAGTTCGTGAGTCATACCGTTGAAGAATACACGTTCATTGAGGACTACGAACAATCGCCAGTGACCATTGATTATCTCTGCTTTACGGTCAAGTTAGCCGATTTTCGTCACTGCAAAAAAGAGTCGCCTTATTCGGGTATCCATTTTCCGGTTGAACCTGTTTTCTCTACTCATAAGGCGCAATCGTTCAGTGATATCGAGGCTTACAACCATTATTTCCGTGAGGTGTATTCGGATTACCTGCTGGAATGCGTTCGACGCTTTATTCAATACGTGCTTGGGTTCAATTATGGTGCGCCAAGGGGTTACGGCTTCCAGTTCTATCAAGATTCGTTCGTCTTAACGTCGGCCAATGGTGATGACTACTGCGGTCAAGTCGGTATCGGTGGCAACCGTGATACGGTGCATTTCCAAATCCCTGCGCATGGCTGCAAACACTTATTTGCACAGCGTTCTTGTCATTTCTTGCATCATTGGCTCGGTAACATTCTGTGCTGTAAACAGCTTACCCGTATCGATTTGGCTTTTGACTGTTACGACGATTTACACACTTGTGAAGCGGCTGAACGTGCGGCCACTTTGGGTGCATTTAAACGCTCTCGTGGTTTCGCGCCAATCATCAAAATTGTCGATGAATATCAAATCGTCGATGGCCGTAAGGTCTTTACCCGTGAAGAACGCAACATCGGCTCGCGTCAGTCCTTGGTGTACTGGCGTATCTACAACAAAAAGCTTGAGCAGAATATCCAAGCGGACAACTTCTCTTGGTATCGCTCGGAAGTCGAATTGAAGAAATGGGATATCGATATTTTGCTTAATCCCGTTGGCGGTTTCGTTGGCTTGAATGCCTATGCCGCTTCGTTGATATCGGAAGATATCACTCCTGTGAAAACACAATCAAAACGCATTAAGCGCGCTTCGTGTGACGTATTAGCCTCGGCATTTTGGGCTAAGAGACAATACGGACGTTTAATAAACAGCTTGTTGGATTTGTATCAAGGCGATAGTCAAAAGGTCGTTTCAACGTTGGTCAAGGACGACGTTTATCTGCCCTATCCTTCAATGCATCAAAAACTTATCAACGCTTTGGAGTAACTAACTATGGCTAAGAACTCGGTCTTTGTATTAGGTGTTTCGATTTTCTGGAATGAATTTCGCGGTGAATTTGCTCAACTCAATATCTCGCGTCCGCTTCGTCCTCTCGATATTGCGAATGACAAAATCAAAATGAAACGTCGCACCATTGGTGAATCTGGTGAGGTGTCGAAATACGACACACCACTGACGATTGATCTTAAATATGCGCTCGAACTCGAACGAACTGGCGCACTCGTTCCTCGTCGTGAGTATGAGGTCGAAATCAGTCTGAACATGGACGACCCATTGTCCGGTTCGATTGTCACCAAGCTGATTCCAGTTGACCCTGAAGTTAAAAAACACTTTGAAGCGTCAATGAATCCAAAGGTCGGAGCGTAATTCTATGAGCCAGTGCGTAGCGCTTCTTAACGGTTACCTTGTCACTTCTAACTCTAGTTGTGACTACGCACTGCTCTCTGCTACTGAGCTTGAAGAACTCCAAACGGGTTTGGATGGCAACTTGAATATTGACTCACAGTTGTACACCTCCGTGACAGGTTACTTGTTGTTGTCACTCGTGGGCGGTCACATCTTGGGTCGTATAGTGAAGGGTCTCGGTCGAGGCTAATTGTTGAAATAAACGGAGTAATTTCTATGAAAACTTTTATCCAAAAACATGCGTTAAAAATCGGTGCTTCTGTCTCTGCGGTTGTGGCTTCTGGTGTGGCTAATGCAACCGTTGAAGAGTCGCTAAATGCAGCCGTTTCATCAGGTCAAAGTAACTACAGTATTGTGGTGATTGGTCTCATCGGCTTGGCTGCTATCGGTTTCGGCCTTCGTGCCATTATGGGCGCTATGCGTTAAGACGATGTTCGAGGTTGTCTCTAACGTCACCACTATATTTCTCGCCTTGGCGAATGGTGGAGCGTTTATATACGGCTTTTACACTGGTATTAACGCCTCCTGATGGGGGCGTTTTTTGTTTAAAGGAATGACGATGCGTAGTGCGATTAACACTTTTTTAATTCTCCTGTTCGTTCTTACTGTCTGTCTTTCTTCGGTGGTGTATGCGTACGATTTGCGCTTGAACACGTCCACATCGTTCATGCAAAGCTGGTTAATCACACCAGAGCCACACTCAGGACAACAACACGTCAGCACTGATTCGTAGTTAGTTCCACAATCCATACACGCGCGT